ATGTAGATCCAATAACTGTTGGTTTATATCAGCCAACTGTTTCATTAGATTTCCAACAACTTCAAATGCTCTTGGATGCTCAGACTGCATAGCCACATCAAGTGACTTCTGTAGTGCTTCCTGTCCTTGCTGTAATAAAATGCGAAGATTATTTCGAGATACCTCAAAGTCGTCTTCAATCTTATTATTTGTTGGGACTATAACTTCCCCTTGTTTTGTAATCACTTCATTTTTTGTCATGGGTTCAATATCAAACACTTCTGACAAACTATCATCAATTTTCATTATACAATCCTAACTGTATTTATTTCTTAAAATTTCAATAGACTTGGTAATCTAGTCACACCATAACTCATCACAGCACCAGTAACAAAGTTACCTGCTCCACCTAAAGTCTTATTCAGAGTCTCTTGGAAACCAGTAAAGTTGCTTGTAAACTTATCAATTAAACTTGTTGATATAACTTGATCATTCGGCAGTTCTGTTACTGGAGTTGCTGTCCAATTTTTATACTGCATCTGAACTGTTAGTTTCATGACATCTTTAGAAGCATAGTCTAACTGAATTGTTCCTATATTTTTAGGATAACATTCAGATAATTTTAATTGGTATCTCTTTTTATCATTGATATCTTGAACCTCAATATCAATTTGTGTTGTATAGTCATTATAGTAACCATATGTTCTTGTGTTTGGGTTGGATATAAGATTCATCCAGTCATCAAACATCTCTTTAACTTTCATATCTGTATCTACATAAAAAGAAAGAGTTAAACTATCATATAGTTTTTCATATGGAACTTCACGGAACTCACCAAACACTCTATTCTGAACTGTTGAATAATTAGCACCTGGAAGTTGCACTTGGTCGCAAAATAATAGAATATTCTGTAGTGAAGTATTACTCCATCCAGCAACTTTGGCAATGTTTACTGCATATCTGTTTGTTCTAGCGATACCACTAGTTTTAACCTGAGCAACGAAGTTTTGAATAGGTTTAGCGTTAGGGCTTTTTTCTCTAGTAGTATCTTTAGTGCTAAATGGTAAATTTAATGCCATTTTATGCCTTTCTAATTATTCTGGTCGAGTCAGACCAAATTTCTTGTTTGTTTGCACCAACAAATCGTTCAACAGGAAGTAACATTGCAGTTGCCCAGTCAGCCGACGGAATCTGTCTAAACTGGGATCTAACATGCCCTCTCAGATATTGTTTCACGCATGGTTGCGCTGCAGCGAATCTTGAGACTCCATCTATAACTTGCCATGAGTATTTTAATCTAGTGGTTTCATCCAGTCTATTATTACTCTTAAATGTCATTAGTCTATCGAGTAATACGATTCTTAATTTGTATGGTAAATAATGCATATTTAAACCAATAAAACCATCTTGAGTTGCAGAGAATGGAAATACCAAAGGAAACCTATCGTAGTAAGGTAATTCCTTTTTCATCTTCGGGTCATACGCATACATGTATAAACGACCAGGCATAACTCTACTCACCATTTGATCAGCATTACCACTCAGAATTTTTGCTGGAGTGAGTTGTTGCTTCGTCAGCATGGTGACTTCTTTTTCGAACCAGCCTTTAGACTTATTAGCCACAGTGGCTAAGTCATATTTGTTGCGCTCGAATACGTCTTTGAATGTTGGTTTTGTAGCCATAATTACTATTTAGGTCACAATCCTAACTCGTGCTCGGTTATAATTTTAAACTCCCAATTCCTGTCTTTTGCGTACTCTGTAGCAGCAGACCATTTTGCTTGGTTTTTCATGAATGTTAGAGACTCCAATAAATATCTCTGAGTTCTCTTTCCAGGATATACAGGTGGCTGACATTGTGCTGCAGGTTTAACTTCCACTAGGTAAGTTTTTCCTGTAGTTACTGTTATTTTGAAATCTACGAAATATCGATGAATACGATTATCCGTGGGACACTTATAAGGTATAACTGTCTCCTCTGAACTCCACTTTAATACACTAGGATTCTTATCGCACCAACCAGCAAAACGAGTTTCCCAACTGGATCTCATTATGATATTTGATGCATCACCTGTGTACTTTTCAGGGAATATTGGAACGAATCTTCTTTTATGGAACATAAATAAGTAATAGGATAAATAACCACCATTTATTTAGGTTAAAGGTACAAAATGGCGATAGAATACGACCAACTAGGTAATGCAATTAATGGATCATATGAGGGAGCACCGACTGCCCCTGCTCCGTCTGCAGCAAAGCCATCAACACCAAGAATTCCACCAGAACCATACACTCCGAATGTCTTTGGTAGAAATGCCACGTATGATGTAAACAACTATATGTATCCATCTGACTTAATGGCTCCCGATGGTCGTTATGGTGGAAACTACGCAATTTTCTATATTAACGTAGTTGAAGATTCCAAGTTATTTGACGATAAGAGTGTAGAAACTGTTAATGATTTAACACCAAGAGACGCTGGTGATTTAGACGCAATGAAACTAACTGATAAGCAACTGATTGGTGCTAACGCTGCAGTTAATACCCTTGCTGGTTTGGTTGGTGGTAGCATTGCTTTTGGTAAAGGTGTTGGTGGTGCTCTAAAAGGTGCTGCACTTGCCAATGCTGGAACTGTTGGTGTTGGTGTTGCTGCAACTCTTGCTCCAGAAACAAAACGAGCAAAGAAAAGATTAAAGACTGCTATTGCACTTCACATCCCAAATCAGTTGTCTATTCGATATGGCATGCAGTGGAATGAAGATGACACTGCTGTATTGGCTATGGCTGCAGCTGGTGGAACAGAAATCATGAAGGCACTCCAAGAAGGTGGAAATACTAAAGACGTGACTGATGTTGGTGCAGCAATTATTGCCAACATAGCATTATCCAAAGGACCACAGGCTGCAGCAAATTCTAAAGCACTTGGTTTAGCAGCAAATCCAAAGAAAGAACAAATATTTAAGGGTGTTGATTTTAGAACATTCGCATTTGATTATCAATTTTATCCAAGAAGCCCTGAAGAAGCACAGAATGTATTGAATATTATTGAACAATTTAAATATCATATGCATCCAGAATTTAAAGATACCAATAATTTTATTTACGTATATCCTTCTGAGTTTGATGTTTTTTATTATCAAGGTGGTGTAGAAAACATGAATTTACATCGTCATACATCATGCGTATTAAGTGAGATGAATGTAAACTATACACCGAATGGTTCATTTACCACTTTTGCTAATGGTATGCCAACACAGATTAATGTAACATTATCCTTCAAAGAACTTGCCCTTCTATCCAAAGAGAAGATTAAGGATGGTCTATAATGTACTTCAAAGATTTTCCAAGTTTTATTTACCAATTTAAAGTTGGAAATACAAACAAAACATCATTGGTAAAAGACATAACAAGAAACATTCGTTTCCGTAGAGATGTCCTTGCCAATATTACTGTATATGATGAATATGATATTGTCGATGGAGAAACCCCAGAGATTATCGCTGAAAAACTTTATGGAGATGCACAGTATCATTGGATCATTATGTTAGCCAATGATCGTTATGATTATATTGAAGACTTTCCTCTTGCGGAATACCAATTAGTCAGAGTCATTGCTGCAAAATATCCAGGAACAGAAAATAATATTCATCACTATGTTGATGCAAATGGATTTGTTGTAAACTCTAACGCACCTGGAGCTGTATCGGTTTCAAATGCAGATGATGAGAGAAACAAAAATGAATCGAAACGAAGAATAAAAATTATTTCCAAAAACATCATTAATACAATATTAAAAGATTATAAAGATCTCATATAATGCCATCTAGTAAGCCAATTAGATTTGCTGGCGATGTCAGCATTGATAAAGTCAGGATAATCACCAGCAAAGGTGTTTATCAGGATATCACTGCGCAGGTAATTACTATTCAGATTTATGAGGACTTGTTCTCACCATTTATCACTGGAAGTTTAAGTATTAAAGACTCAGTGGACTTAGTTAACCTATTTCCATTTGCAGGTGAAGAACAAGTTGAACTAGAAATTTCAACACCATCACTTCAGCGTGGTGACATCAAAGGTAAATACTACATTTACAAATTAACAGATCGTGAATTGCTTGGTGACAGATCCGTAGTTTACCAGTTACACTTTATTTCAACTGAGGCTATTGTTGACCTAAACAAAAAGGTGAGTAAAGTATTCAGTGGTAAAATATCTGATATTGTGAATACCTTTATTAAAGATAAAACCTATGGATTGGAATCTACTAAAGATTTGTTTGTTGAACCTACCTCAAACAATGTAAAGTATATTTCTAATTACTGGACTCCAGTACAAAATATTATGCACTGTGCTGAGCAATCTGCCAATCAAAATAAAATACCAAACTACGTATTTTTTGAAAACAGAGATGGTTTTTATTACATTAGTTTAGATAGTTTGTATAGTGCAGATGTTTATCAAAGTTTTGTTTACGACAGATATACTCGTGATGATCAAAAGAAAAGTGGAACTGTTCGTAATGTTGAGGAAGACTACCGAAGAATAACTGGCATTAGTATTCCAGTCGGATTTGATTATATTGATAGAATTAGCAGTGGTATGTTATCATCTAAAATTATCTCATATGATTTAACAAAGAAAACATACACTGCCAAGAACTACAATATGTTTCAAAATTTTGATAAACAAAAACACCTTAACGAAAATCCTATTAGTTCTGATAGTTCTATTTTTAGAGCAAACTCTTTAATCATAAACACTCCAAGAAATTATGGTAATTTTAATGGATATGGAGATGTCACCAACTTTAAGACTACACAACAGCGTGTTTCATTAATGAAGTTGGCAGAAGCAAATAAATTACAGATAACTGTTCCTGGAAGATCTGACTACACAGTTGGTCAAAAGGTCAATATTACCTTAAATAAAATTGAACCTATCACTAAAAAAGAACAAGACATTACAGATAAAATGTTTTCTGGAAATTACTTAATCTCCGCCATTAATCACTATGTTGACAGAAATAAACATGAATGCCATATTGAGTTGGTTAAAGAAACTTTACAATATAATTTGAATGGAAAGAAATAATGAATTTGCACTATGGTATTGTAGAAAATAGACAAGATCCATTATCACTTGGTCGATGCCAAGTTCGTATAGTTGGATTACATACACATGATAAGTCGTTACTTCCAACGGCAGATCTTCCATGGGCGACTCCAGTCCAACCTGTAACATCTGCTGCAATGAATGGTATTGGTCATACTCCAATTGGACCAGTAGAAGGCACTTCTGTTATTGTTATTTTTCCAGACCACGATAAACAACAACCAATTATTCTTGGAACACTTGGTGGAATTCCTTCGACACCATTACCAATTGATGCTGAAGATGGCGGTGCGATTGTAAATGAAAAAGTAGAAAGCATTACTCTACGAACAATTCCTGGACCAGTTACTGGAAAGGTACTTACCTTTATTGATAATGAAGAAGGTAGAGTAGACTTAACTCGTTCATTAAAAGCCAATATGAAAGTTATTGGTTTTGGTATTCCAGAAGGAACAACGATTGTTAGTATTAACAATGGCACACAGATTACCATTAGTAGTTCTGTTACTAACTATGCAGAAAACATTATTACATTTGAGCCAGCAGCAACTAACTTAGATGCTGTAAGTAGAAGTAGGACTGCCAATGTACTGACAGATAGTTCTGGTAATCCAGTTACTACAGGATTTGGCGGAGTAGTTACTACTACTCCAGACGCATCACCTACTGTTGGTGCGACTCCGACATCTAGTGTAACTAATAATGCTATTCCAACCATACCACCACCAAAGTCTGTAACAAACACATCAAAAGCGACAGAAGGTATTAAGGCACTTATCGCTGCATGTGATAAAGTTGGATTGACAACTAAAGAACAGAAGTGTGCTTTATTGGGTATTGCTGGTGGTGAAACTGGATGGATTCCTCAGTTAGAATCATATAACTACACACCATCTCGTATGAAGGCAATTTACTCATTTGCCACAGAAGATGATATTTCAAAATACTCAAATGCTTCTAAGCGTGGTCTTTCCAGATCAGAGTTTTTCTCATGGGCATATGGACCAACAAAACGTGGTAAAGGTTTTCTTGGTAATCTAACAGATGAAGATGGTGGAAAGTATTTTGGTCGTGGATTTATTCAGCTGACTGGTAAGGGTAACTATAAAAAGTATCAGACTCTTGCCAATAATATGGGTTTAAACATTGACATTGTAAATAACCCAGACTCTCTTGATGATGACATTAATGTATCAGCATTGGTTGCTGCACTTTACATTAAAGATAGAGTATCATCCAAAGTAAATGCCAATGCACATCCTGGATATTTCCAAGCAGCAAAGGCTGCAGTTGGAGTAAACTCTCCAGATATTGCTGCACGTAAGTTATCATACTATGAATATTTTTATGGTGCAGCTGGTGATAGTGGTTCAGACAAAGATGCTGCAGCACCGATTCCAGAGCCACCAGCAGATGGTTCTAAACCAACTCCTGGACCATCTGAAGAAAGTAAAGCATCTGGTTCTGACGCAGTTGGATTTAGAGATCCAAATAATAAGTATCCACTAAAAGAATACATCAACGAGCCAGACACTAATCGTTTGGCACGAGGAATTATCAAAGGAACAGTAGTTAAGAAAAAAGATGCTGTTCGAAGATTAGATGTTCCAAAAGCGATTGCCAATGGGTCGTGGGATCAACCAGAGCCACCATATGGAGCAAAGTATCCATACAATAAAGTATTTGAAACCGAGTCTGGTCACATTCAAGAATTTGATGACACACCTGGACAAGAGCGTATTCATACATACCATCGTTCAGGAACATTTAGTGAAATTGATGCTAATGGAACACAAGTAAATTACATTGTTGGTGATCACTTCACCATTATGGCAAGAAATGGATGTATCCAT